CTATAAATTTCAGTATGAGAAAAAATTGTTTTCCCTTCTTCATCAATAATTGTGTACTCTATCGAGTTTTTACAATCGCCATTTTGTTTTACAAGATCTATTTGTTCTGTCATCTTTTTTATCAAATAACTTTTATTTTTTGATACATTAATTGGAATACCGTTTGCCAAAAGTGACAATTGCCCTGGCTTTGCATAAGGTATATCATACTTAAACATATTCAATTCACCTTTTTGCTTTTCTCAACATTTTCAAAACAAATCGCTATGCGATCCAGTCCGGGTGAGATATAAAATCAGCTCGTCCCCATCCACTTCGTAGATTAGCAACCAATCCGGCGTAATGTGACACTCACGGCATCCAGCAAAGTCACCGGAAAGCTGATGATCCCTGTTCTTTTCCGGCAACGGCTCTCCCGTCGCAAGCTTTTTAATAATATCGGCCAACAAAGAAATATCATAGCCGCGCTTTTTCACGCGCTTCAAATCCTTCTGGAATTTTGCGGTTGGCCTTATGTTATACATCGGCAAGCAACTCCTCCATCATCTGATCGACATTGGAATAGGTCTTTCCGAGACCCGGATTGGCTTTCATCCTTTTTACTTCCTGGATTGCTTCAATGGTTTCAGCGTTCGGAAGAGGATCCCCAACTCTAAATGGTATCGCCTGTTCTCTAACCGCTTGGCGAAGGAACATATTCACGGCAGCAGACAGTGTTAGGCCAAAACTCTCAAACAGTGCTTGTGACTGCTCTTTCAATTCCGGATCAATCTTGATGTTAGTACTCACTGGCGTCATAACATGCACCTCCTTTCGCCCCTTTTATTATATGCCTGTTGTGCCCACAATGTCAATCCGCGCTATCTGCGGTGGGTACAGTGTTTAATTATTTACCATCTGTTAAGTTCTAAAGATAATTTTACGCTTTCTCTAAACATACACCTCTCCATACAGCGGTTACCATCACCGGCTCCATATCCGGCGGCATCCTATCAGTGCATTTGATCCAGTCCATACTTCTCTAACAACTCCCTCTTTTTCGAATCATACGCGGACTTTGCACTTTCAATAGACAGAAAACCCGTTTTTACCCAGCGTTCTCCAGAAACCTGAACGGCTACTCTGTATGTCTTGCCATTCTTTTCCAACATAACGCCACGCACACCGGTTTTGCTTCTTATCATCGCCTTATCTGACTTCACCGCCGCAATATCCGCACGTTTTGTTCCGCCCGTTTCTACGAACTTGGCCTTAACAGCAAGATCAGAGTATTTCTTCATTTCCTCGATTTTGTATTGCTGGCAACCGCATCCTTTTGGCTTATTCCTTATCGTCTGCGCGGGGAACTCTTTTTCAGATCCGCACATGGAACACTTGCACAGATACAGCGCGTTCCCGTGCTTGTCAATTCCGGTTCGCTTCAATACAGTCAGCGCACCATAGATTTTTCCGGTAAGATCTGCTGTTTTCTCACGCTTCTTGCATCCACAGTCTTTCTTTGGCGATTTTTTATCGGTTAACCGTTGGCCCTCCACGACGCACTCATTTCCGCATCTGCGACATATGCACCGCCAAAGCATGGCGCCTTTGGGCGAGCGCCCAGCGGGTTCTATTACTGTCAGTTCCCCAAACCTTTGACCGGCGAGGTCTTTTATCTTTCCCACAGCGACACTCCCTTTTTGTTTTGCGCGAAATTTTAGTCCAATCTCCTTACCAGCACATACCACTGACTTTTGCTAATACCCATCTGCTTACAGGCGGCCTCCACTGTGATGGAGCCGTCTTTTTGTATTTTGAAAAATTTCAGGCCGGTTCGCTTGAAATCCATTTATCATTCGTCAAAAGGCTCATCAGATAATTTACCCGCTTGCCAAACAATGTTTTCCCCATATTCATGTAAATCATCAGCCCAGAAAGAATTGCGGCATCGCCCGTGTCGTTTTCTGACTGCGGCTTGAATGTGTATCCCTCGTTTTCAAAAACAATAGTGCAATTTTTCTCTTTTGCTATCCAAAGGAACGCAGGCAAATCTTCTGGGTTTTTCTCAAATCGAAAAACAGAATCTATGTGCATCGTTCCATTCTCTACAACTTTTCCTTCAAGATAAGATAACAGGCCATGATTGAACACTTTTTCATCCATCAGTTATCCTCCGTTTTAACTATTCCGTGCTTTTCCTCATAAGCCTTTACCCTGCGATAGAAGGTGGCGTGGCTTAGCCCAAGTTTCTTACAAATAAACTTCGGGGAAGTCTCCCCATTCTTCCACGCCCTATACTGCTCCGTGAAAGCATCTTCATCAACGGCAATAGGCTTTCTTCCAGTGTACTTCCCTTTCTTTTTCGCCTCCGCAATCCCTTCGGCTTGTCTCTGCAAAATCTGTTCCCGTTCCAGCTCCGCCAGCGCGCCGAACATCGTCAATACAAATTTCCCCTGCGGAGTAGTGGTGTCAAACGCCTCCTTCTTGGAGTAAAATTCAACACCCTTTGCCTTTAAGTCCTCCAGCAGCCCCAAAAGGTCTTTCGTACTTCTTGCAAACCTGCTAATGCTTTCAACAACAACCGTGTCTCCCTCACGGACAAAATTCATCATGTCTTTCAGTCCGGGGCGCTCCTTGTTCTTCCCGCTCTGCTTATCAGTATATACCTTTTCAACATTCAGTTCTCGCATTAACTCGTCTTGCCGGTCAGTATTCTGCCCCTCTGTGGACACCCGCACATATCCAATTCTCATTTGTATCGCCACCTTGTTGTATCAAGTGTATCATATCATTTCTTTTGTGTCAATATAAATTTTGATACATTGAGGCTTTTTTGTGTTTTCGATGCTGACGGGACTGACCTACTTACATTATATCGGCGAATATCCCCCGCCGGTGTATCTGGCACGGCCTGTAGTGGACAACGGGCGCGCCCCAGCTCTTGTGTGCATCTTTAGGCTATAATCTAATGATACAATATATACATATTGCACACGGGTTATTTATGCAATATTTTGATATAAAATTATCTCAAAATATGTTGACACAGCCCTAATGATATGCTATCATACAATCACAGCAAGGGAAACCGCGCTGAATCTACCGGGCAGGAGGTACACGAAATGGAGATTGATAGCATGACCCAGACCGAGTTAGCTTCATACCTTGAAACCCTGGCGAAGCTGGTAGAGGCCACGGCCGAGGACGCACAGGACGCGGCCCGCATTATCCGGGACGCAATCCCTAAACAGTAAAAGAATAGGCTCCCCGCAGCCTACCACAGCACAGGGAGCCTAAAGCACAACACGGGGCGGCATGGCCTGCCACATGTCGCCTCAACTATAACACAACCGGCAGGAGAAAGCAATAGCCGGAGGGGGCAAGCCCTCCATGACAAGGAGGAAAACAGAATGGAAATGATGCACATCAGCAAAGCGGACTTTGACCGAATCGGAGCCGATTATAAGGGCGTTTATATGGACTATCAGGGAACGCATCCACAGCGCAAAGGCCGTCGGGTTGCGTTTCTCCCCGGCCACGGTACAACGCTCTACACTGAGGGCATCCACTTTGTCGTTGATGATGATTGCACACACTTGCCCGTCCTTTGCAAGGAAAACGCAGAGGAGGGCGCGGCTTATCAATTCGGCGGCAGTATCCTGTATGTCCATCGTATTTACCGAATCGGCGAGGAATACGCGAACGATAACAGCTTGCTATATCTCGATCGCGTAGAAACCAGTATAGGAGATTTTGCACTCCCTGGAAGTGACACAATCAGCACAAGCAAGAACTAGAAAATTTACAACGTGGCGCGGGCTTGACCCGCCCGCCGAAGAATGGAGGAAATAAAAATGCTTAACATGCACACCCCAGACGATTGGAGCCGGATAGATTGCAGCCAATGCCCAGAGCGCCACATGTGCGATCAGGTACAATATGATTGCCCGCTTGATGATCCGCCGCTGTTCCCACAAAGCGCCGAGGAGGTGACCCCCGCTTGATTGTCCTGTTTATTCTGCTGCTCCCGCTTATGGTGATATGGGAGCTTGCCAAAAAATCTTGACTGCCCCGAGCGGGCGCGATACAATCAACAAGAGGTGTTATACATGAGACTAGCCCCCGACATGATCCAGCGCGTTGAGGATATAGCCGCCAGCGCGTTATATGACTATGAGGCCGTGGGCGTCCGCGTCCAAGACGTTCCATTTGCCCCCGGTCCTATGGCCCACCGCTCCCACGTCTGGGACAACGGAGACGACACCGGCGAGGAGCTGCCCGGCGTGTCTGCTATGCGCTGGGACTCCATCAACGCGGCGCAGCGCCAAGGCTACTATTATGGCGATTATGTGGCCGTCATTGCTGGCAACTCGTGGGACTACGGCGAGGACGACGGAGAGATCGTCATACATGATCCGATTGTAATTGAGATATTAGCATAATACCACCGCCCGCCCTGGAGCTTCCTGGGGCGGGTTTTCTTTTGCTCATGTCCCTATGCCCTCCAGTAGCTTCCCGCCGTTTGCGTGGCCTCCTGCGGCCCTTAGGCGGCATTTTTGCGCCCACGTCCAGCAGGGCGGACAAGCCCCAAAAGCAAATCCGCCGTAAAGGCTATTTAAAGGCCCGCAGAGCGTCTTTACTGTCTGGAAGTGTCCCTATATTCCAGAGCCACAAAGCGCCGCACAGCGGCCTGCACAGCGCCACATAAGGCATAAAGCAACCCCGGCCCACTCCATCAGGGAGCAAGCCGGGGTATTATTATTTGTTGCGGGCCAGGGAGAGAACAGCGCAACGGCTCTTGTTTGCGTCCTACCGGGCGCAGCGGGAGCCGGGGCACAAATACATATCGTTCAAAGTGATACCACCGCTTGCTCGGCATCCACTCATAAGCAGAGGGCAAAATTTATAGTCGATAACTCCTGACGGATTTTCATCCATAGTCGCAGCCTCCAAATAGTCGTTTCATAGTCCTTTGACTTCCAAAAAGTTCCTGAAATAGTCGCTGATAGTCGTTTACTCCTCCACCACCACAGACCCGGCGATCCGCTCTTCAAGCTGCTTTTGGTCGGTTATAGTCCCTAGCGGATTGTTGGGAGTAAGAACAACCTCGGATTTGTCCACAAGGCCGTCATAGTTCTTTTGCCACCATACTAAAGTTACCGGATTTAGCTTGCCGTCAGCGCCCAACATTTCGCGGTAAGCGGCGCAAAATTTCTTAACTTTTTTAATGAATTCGGAGTGCGCAGAGCTGCGTGAACGCCCATTTTCCCAATCATACACTTCATCTTTGTTCAAGCCAAGTGCAAGGTATGTTACTTGATTGGTCACTCTAACATCATGCTCCGAACAATAGTGAACGAACTTCCAGAACCTATCTTCCAGAGCTTGAACATCGGACTTATCAACATCCCCCCAACTAAGGATAGTCGCAAGCACTCCAGCATACTTAGCATTGTCGCCGGGCTGAGTATGTACCCCGTTATCTCCAATCACAGGAGAGTTCCCGCCTCTTGGCTTCATCTTGCGCTTAACAAGTTCTTTCCCCTGCTCCATAGTCGTATCATTCTTGTTCAGAGTTGTCACCTCCGTTATCTTTTCTCCAAATCCATTTTGCTTTTCTGCGAACAGAAACGACCTTACCGTTTTGACAATAAATTACATCATCATCAGACTTATATCTCTGTCCGTATGCCCAATTTTCAATCTGGACTCCAAATGTATGCGGTACTCCGATATGTGAAAGCTGTTTCCTTATGTCTTTTGGCAAGATGAAGCCCATAAATTATTCCTCCTTCGCAAATCCAAACCTCTCTCGAAGTATGGCTCCCAAGTAGGATTGCTATATTTCACTTCCCAAACACCGCCTTCATATAGTCGCTGGTCAAATATAGAGCCCCTTGATTTGTGACCCCCTGCTTTACCAGTCTGTTGTTCAAAGATTTAGGCGCGCCCCCAGATCCTGCGCCTGCGGGACGACCTATTTGAGCGGGTTAGGATTTGCACCTAACATGAATGGATTGCTGTCTAACGCCCGTCGCGCATTTCTGCGGCCTACAAACCCGAAGGACTATGCCCATACCGTTAGCAGGATTATAGGTGCCATTCTACCCGTCACCATAGCGTCTACTATTGCTTGCAATCGCACAAGCTTTACCACAATTAGTGTCTATTCCGCCACCGCTCAATGGTTCCAGACCGGCCAGCATCTTTTCACCAGCCACATGGCACATCCGGCTTAAATGGCCGTTGATGTGTGCACAGCTCCATGCGCTTAGCTTCTCGCGCTTCAATGCAGATCTGTCTGGATGGTTCCACCGCCCGCCTCATGCGAGCGGCATACAAAGCCCAACACGGCCCACCCAATTCTCTCCGTGTTGGATAGCAGCCCACATTCCGAAAACAGGTTGCTGCCACAATGGAGCCGAGAGGAGGTATTGAGCCTCCACACGTATACGGCGTTGCCATGGTCGCCGCTTCCGCTTCTGCTACAGCACTCGGCATATTTTTGACTACCTGATACAAGTACTCATAAAAATCATAAAAGACAAGTTCCAAACCATTCCAATCAGGTCATCTTTTTCTTTCGCTTTGAAGGCTAAATAAGCATATACAATAATAAGGAC